ACTGGAGAAATTCAGGAAATTCTTATTCGCAGTGCCAGCGATCTTATCGATCTGGATCATCCCAACTATCAATTCGTTGCTGCACGACTTTTGCTCTTTGCACTTAGAAAGAGTCTCTACGGGAAGATGAAAGAACTTCCTGATCTTGAGGAACATATTTTGAGTTGTACAAATATCGATGTGTATGATAAGGATATCTTCACAAAATATTCTAAGGAAGAAATTGCTAAGGTAAATAGTTTTATTGATCATGATCGTGATTTCTTGTTCACTTATGCAGGTCTACGTCAGGTCGTTGATAAGTACCTCGTGCAAGATAGAAGCGGTGGTGGAGTATATGAAACTCCACAATTCATGTATATCATGATTGCTTTGACTATATTTGCGGAATATCCCAAAGAAACAAGGTTAGAGTATGTCAGACGCTACTACAACGCAATCTCAAAGCACAAAATCAACATTCCCACACCTATCATGGCGGGGGTTAGAACTCCATTGCGACAATTTGCAAGCTGTGTTCTTGTTGATGTTGATGACACCCTCGATAGCATCTTTAGCAGTGATATGGCTATTGGCCGCTATGTTGCACAACGCGCAGGAATCGGTATCAACGCAGGTCGCATCCGTGGCATCAACAGCAAAATCAGAGGCGGAGAAGTTCAGCACACGGGTGTTGTACCGTTCCTCAAAAAGTTTGAGTCAACTGTCCGATGCTGTACACAGAATGGCATCAGAGGTGGATCAGCGACAGTACACTTCCCAATCTGGCACCAAGAAATAGAAGACATCATTGTCCTGAAGAACAATAAGGGAACTGAAGACAATCGTGTTCGTAAACTAGATTACTCAATCCAAATCAGCAAACTGTTCTATGAACGATTCATCCAAGATGGAGAAATCTCACTCTTCTCTCCTCACGACGTTCCTGGTCTGTATGATGCTTTTGGTACTGATGGATTTGACGACCTTTATGTGGGTTATGAACGAGATTCATCTATTCCAAGAAAGACTGTCCGAGCTCAAGGACTCATTCTGGACCTTCTGAAAGAGAGAGCAGAGACTGGTCGTATCTACATCATGAACATTGACCACTGCAACTCTCACTCATCCTTTAAGGATAAAGTTGAGATGAGTAATCTTTGCCAAGAAATTACTCTGCCTACCTATCCTCTTCAGCATATTGACGATACTAACGGAGAAATTGCTCTTTGCATCCTCTCTGCTATCAATGTTGGCAAGGTGAAGTCTGATGAAGAACTGGAAGAACTTTGCGATCTTTCTGTTCGTGGTCTTGATGAATTGATTGATTATCAGAAGTATCCTATTGCTGCTGCAGAGATTGCTACAAAGGCACGTAGATCGCTTGGAATCGGTTTTATCGGACTTGCTCACTATCTTGCTAAGCTTGGATTTAATTACGGCGATCAAGAGGCATGGGATGCAGTTCATGGACTATCCGAAGCCTTCCAGTATTATCTTCTGAAAGCATCTAATCAACTTGCAAAAGAGAAGGGGTGGTGTGAAAACTTTGGTCGCACAAAGTATGCTGATGGTATTCTTCCAATTGATACATACAAGAAAGATGTAGATGAGATTACCTCTCAGGAGTTATTGCATGATTGGGAATCTCTTAGAGCATCTATCTTGGAGCACGGTCTCAGACACAGCACACTGTCCGCACAGATGCCTTCAGAGAGCAGTTCCGTTGTGTCAAACGCAACAAACGGAATCGAACCACCTAGAGGATACTTGTCCGTTAAAAAATCAAAGAAAGGACCTCTTAAGCAGATTGTTCCGCAGTACAATACACTGAAGAATAACTATACTCTTTTGTGGGAAATGCCTGACAATAAGGGATACATCAATATTGTCGCAGTGATGCAAAAGTTCTTTGATCAAGCAATTTCTGGTAACTGGAGTTACAATCCAGAGAATTATCCTGATAATGAAGTGCCAGTTTCAGTCATGGCAAATGACTTTTTGACTACATACAAATACGGATGGAAAACATCTTACTATCAGAATACTTATGATCATAAGACTGATGAGGTGGTAGATGATAAGTCCGAACTTCAAAATTTACTAAATGAGTTAAGCAAAGCCGAGGAGGGAGAGTGTGAATCCTGTGCAGTTTAAAGTTTCTTCCGTAGATGAACCTTCTACTAAGATTGAAGGTATGACAGTTTTTAACACTGAACAAGTTAATACTAAAAAGCAACCGATGTTTTTCGGTAAACCTCTGGGAATCCAGAGATATGATTCATACAAATATCCAATCTTTGATAAACTCACCACCCAACAACTAGGATATTTCTGGAGACCCGAAGAGGTGTCTCTCCAGAAGGATCGTGGTGATTATCAACTCCTACGTCCAGAACAAAAGCATATCTATACTTCGAATCTGAAGTATCAGATCATGCTTGATTCCATCCAGGGTCGTGGTCCTGGTATGGCATTTATTCCATACTGCTCTCTTCCTGAGTTGGAGGCATGTATGGAAGTGTGGGGTTTCATGGAAATGATCCATAGTCGCTCATATACCTACATCATCAAAAACGTTTATTCAGATCCATCTGAGGTGTTTGATAAGATTGTCACTGATGAGCGCATTCTAGAACGTGCTAGCAGCGTCACAGAAGCATATGATGATTTTATCCGAGGTGCTCATCGCTATGATAACTCTAATGACTGGCAACATGCTTTAGAACAAGTTCCATCCGCATTAGAGGGCAAATATGAACTCAAACGCAAACTCTACAGAGCAGTCGCAAACGTTAACATTCTTGAAGGTATTCGGTTCTACGTTAGTTTTGCTTGTTCTTTCGCCTTTGGTGAACTTAAGCTTATGGAAGGATCCGCTAAGATCATCTCTCTCATCGCAAGAGACGAAAACCAACACCTAGCAATTACTCAGAATATTCTGAATAAGTGGGCAGCAGGTGATGATCCTGAAATGAAGCAAATCATGAAGGAAGAAGAAGAGTGGACATATAAAGCATTTGACCGTGCTGTTAATGAAGAAAAGCGTTGGGCAGATTATCTGTTCAAAGATGGTAGTATGATTGGTCTGAACGATAAACTTCTTCAGCAGTATGTTGAGTGGATTGCGAATAGAAGATTGAAATCTATTGGATTAACACCAGTGTATGATATCCCCGCCAAGAATAATCCACTTCCTTGGACAGAGCACTGGATTTCTTCTAAAGGACTTCAGGTTGCTCCACAAGAAACAGAAGTTGAAAGTTATGTTGTTGGTGGAATCAAACAAGATGTGAAAAAGGACACATTTAGTGGTTTTAAATTGTAATACTAGGTATAAACTCATATAGATAGGGGAGGAATTACCTCCCCTTTTTTATTGTGTCAAAAAATCAACTGAAGAAAGACGAATTCAAAGTTCGTGTGTTAAAATTAAAAGATGAATTATATCGAGAGGGATATTCTGAAGGAGTATCTCACCTTGCAGATAAATATCTGAACAAGGTTCTTGATATGATTGATGAGTACAGGTATTGATTATGAAAACCCATGGATGTATAATGAAGTTGCTTTTACCAGTGATGATATTGGGGACAACTATGGTTTTGTTTATCTCATTACCAATCTCACCAACGGCCGAGCGTACATTGGGAGAAAGTATTTTTGGTCGCACAGAAAACCGCCAGGAAAAAAACGCCGAGTAAAAAAAGAATCTGATTGGAAAAAATATTATGGGTCTTGTCCAGAACTTAAAGAAGAAATTGAACGCACTGGGAGACATAATTTTAGTCGAACTATCTTGTCTCTACATAAGACAGCTGGCAAAACAAACTACGAAGAAACAAGACAACTCTTCACCAACAACGTACTCACAGAATCACTTGACGACGGAACCCCCAGGTACTACAATAGCAACATCCTCAGCAGGTACTTCAGAAAGGACTACTATGAAAATGGAAACTGAAGACATTGTTGCTCATGTTCGTGGTTGGGCAATTGATCTGATTGATTCCAAAGGAGACATTGAACAAATTTATGATCAGATGGCAATCATTGATGAGTTTCACGAATGGATAAGCATCAGCACTGATGAACTTGAAATCATGAGTATTGACGAAATCAGTGAAGAGGAGTATGATAATTACGTTGATGGGATTGAGAGATCATAATCAACTGCTGTAACCTCCTTGGTAGTTCAGGGTTAGAGGCGATAGGAACTACCATTTGGGCCCATAGTTAAGCGGATATAACCCCCGCCTTCTAAGCGGTTGTCCCAGGTTCGATTCCTGGTGGGCCTGTTGACAATCAAACCAAAATGGTTTATGATTGTCTCATGCGGAATTAGTTCAGTGGTAGAACGCCATCCTTCCAAGTTGGATGTCACCGGTTCGAATCCGGTATTCCGCTTCCCTTTTTAGGGACTTATTCCTGCTTAGCACAGTTGGTAGTTGCGCTGGACTGTTAATCCGGATGTCGCTGGTTCGAGCCCAGCAGCAGGAGTAGGGTGGACGCATTTATGCGAGTGGGAGTACCTTCCACCCTTTAGGGCGATTGGCGCAGCGGTAGCGCAGTAGATTTACATTCTATTGGTCGGGGGTTCGAATCCCTCATCGCCCATTATAAATAGAACACCATTGAACTGAATAGGATGCAGAAAAATGTTAGTCGTAAGATGCAAAGATTGCAATAAAGAGTTAACTAGCACACCAAAAACCCAAGTTTGTGGTTGTCCAAATATGATGACTGTAAAGGGTGATAGTGTTACGGCAGTTGACTTAAATAGGGTAGTTATGATAAACTCTACACAGAAAGAAAAAAAGTCAAACGTTCTTTCTTCTTCAGATCTTGCTTATCAAGAAGCAAGAAGACAACGTAAAGTTCGCAAGTTGGATTTTGAAATCCGTTGATTAATACTATCTGGAATTACTCCATATCTTTCTTTCAGATTGTAGTTGTAAATTGTGTAACAGTTCCTGCCAATTGGGAGCATTGTTATCGCATTGACAAATGGTTGATTCCAGATATAATATATGCTTGGGAATTAAAAACTGGTAAGATTTATCCTTACCAACAAGAAAAAGAATACCTGGAAGGTCAACCCGATTGGTGACGGGACCTGTCTTGAAAACAGTTGAGGTGTTAAAGCCCTTGGGAGTTCGCTAAAAGTTCTAATTTTTATAAATAAATTAGAACCATAAATAACTTTATGCCATATAAGGATAAAGAAAAGCAAAGAGAAGCACAACGACTCTGGGCACAAAAACAAAGTTCTGAATTCAAAAAGGTAAAATACCAAAGAGAAAAAAACAATAAACAGTTGATGGTTGAAAAATTAAATCAACTTAAAATGGATCGTGGATGTTGTGAGCTCTGTGGGGATTATCATCCTCCTTGTTGTTTTGATTTTCATCATATAGATAAATCAAGTAAAGAAAGAGAGGTTGCAACCTTAGCACATAAAGGATATAAGTGGGAGACAATCCAAGCAGAGATAGATAAGTGCTATATGCTCTGTGCTCCCTGCCATCGTAAAATACACGCTGGTTTATTGGAAATTATAGGGTGAGTTGGCAGAGCGGTTTATTGCGTTAGTCTTGAAAACTAATGTGTCTTCACGGGCACCCTCGGTTCGAATCCGAGACTCACCGTTTTTATAAAAGTTTTTGTATCAACATATTACAATGTTAAGAAAACATTGATTGTCTACATACAAAATATATCAGAATCTAAAATGGCAGTCTTTTATTTTCTAATGCTGACATTCGTTGCATTAGTTGCCTATGCTGGTTATGCTGAAACCATGAAACTGGTTCAGTATATGGATTT